AGCTGCTTGAACTATAGTGGGTCTTTTATTTACAGGGGTTTTCTTCCAAAGTTTAGTTAATGGTATTTGATTCATTGCTTCTTGTAAAGCCTTTATATATTCTGGATCTTCATTAATATTTAAAGCTAATCTTCTTTTTTTTTCTTTGTAAGAAGCCATAGTAAGATTATAACTATAAGCAGTTAAACAATAATGATATAATTCATTTGCTATTAATTCATCAAGCTCATTGTATAATTTTAAAATTCTAAAACGTAAATCATCTCCATTTAATTCATCTCTTGGTAATAAAAAATCTACTTCATACTCTTTTATCATACAATCTATAGCTAGACTTCTAAAAATGCTTATTTTTGAAGTAAAATTAATATTTACTATACTTTCTACATTTAATCCTGATATTATTCTTACAAATTCATTAAAATCACAATCATTTTTTGCTGATAGTGTCGCCATATATATTATATTAATATAAATATTCTACTAACCAGATAGGAATTAAATATACTATAGCATTCATATTCATTAGTGATAAAACAAAGGCAATAAACAATACTATATTTACAAAAATTTGTGGGATTTTAATATAATGACGCGCAATTAAAATAGCAATTAAGGCAAAAATAGCTACTCTTCCAAAAGGACATATACGTAATCCATAATCGTCTCCTACTAAATGTTCGAACCACCAACCGGTTGGACTACGTAACACATTAAAATCTATAGTTGTCTTAAAAAATAAAAACATAAATATTAAATAAACAGTTTCATATAACGAAATTTTTAATGAAGGCATATATAATATATATTTATAATATATAATGGCTTCTACTCAGCTTCGACAATTCACAAATGAAAGCGACTTAGGGGTATTTTTTCATGAGCGCGACGAAACGTCTATATTAGACGAAGCATCGGAGTCAGGAATTGTTGCTCCAATTACTAATAATATTACACAAGAAGATTTTTCAAAATTAGAAATATTTGTTGAATTGACGAAAAATAATAAGCGTTCAGGTGCTGGATCTTTAACGATGATTGTTCAAAATGATAATGATAAATATAATGAATTAGAATTTCACAGGACTACCAGATACAGTGAATTAAAGAACTTGGCGGATTTAATTAATATTGAGAAGGGTGAGAAGATGGCGTTGGCCTTTCCTAGCTCTTTTTGTGATAAGACATCAACGCTTACAGAGAAATGCACGATTGCACGAACAAACAATATTCAACAATATTTTATGAATGTTATAAATGTGTATGGTTATGATAGGTGGAAAAAAAACGACAAATTTTTAGAATTTTTACAAGAAAATGAAGAATGGAGAGTTCAAGTAAGAAAGACCAGATCCCGAGGAGGTGGGAAGAAAACAAGAAAACGCAATAGAAAGAGAAAAAGAGGGAAAAAGACGAGTAAAAGAAAGAGAAAAGTAAAGAGAAAACCCCTAAAAAGGAAAAAAAGTCTTAAAAAAAGACGCAGGGGAAGAAAGAGAACAAAAAGAAGAAGATAAATAATTTTTAAATAATTATAGTTAGAGATAATTCAATTATAATTATTATATGTCTTTGACTATACATGAAAACATTCATAATAAATTAAATTTTTTCATAAAAGAAAATAAGGTCCCACATATTATATTACACGGTCCATCGGGAAGTGGTAAAAGAAATATTTTAAATGGATTTATAAATGATATATATGAAAACGATAAACAGAAATTAACCCAATATGTTATGCATGTAAATTGTGCCCATAGTAAAGGTATTCGTTTTATCCGGGATGAATTAAAATTTTTTGCGAAAACAAATATACACAATAAAAATAATAATTTATTCAAAAGTATTGTATTATTTAATGCAGATCAGTTAACAATAGATGCTCAATCGGCATTAAGAAGATGTATAGAGCAATTTTCACATACAACACGTTTTTTTATTTTAGTTAATAATGTAAATAGATTATTAAAACCAATTTTATCAAGATTTTGCAATATCTATATTCCCATGCCGAAAATAAATAATTCAACAATAAGTTTATATGAACATTTTAAACATCATTTAAGTAATAATAATTTTATTTTAAAAAGACAAAAATGGTTAAGAAAAAAATTAGAAACAAAAAAGAATTTTAAAGATATAAAATCTTGTATTGCTTTAACAGAAATATTATATCAAAAATCCTTTAATAGTATAGATATTATAAAAACATTAGAGGGTCCTTCCTTTAAAAAAGAAAATAAGTATTTATTTTTGATTTATTTTGATAAGATACGTTCTCAATTTAGAGACGAACAATTACTAATGCTTACAATTTTAAATTTATTCTTTTTGCGGAAAAACTTAAATTTAGAAAATATATTAGAAATGTAAATGGATGATTATAATGTAAATGTGTTATCTGAGGCAAAAAGTGAATATTCTTCTAGATTAGTTAGCACTTTGACTCCTTTACTAATTCAAGGTATTAAATCTATTTTTAACGAAGCAGTAAATTTATGTAAAGATAATGATGAAAATGAAAAATATTTAATGACTTTTCAAAATTTTCTTTCACGTGTTCCAAAATGGAATGATACTATTGTTACCGAAGAAACAAAAAGAATTGTAGAGGCTTCTAACTGTCCTTATTTAGAAGACTTATTAACTTGTGTTCATATTACACAATTGAAAATCCTTACATCTATTCGAGTATCGCAAAAACAAAAGAAGATTGATTTAGATATTCCAAAGCTAAATGTATTTATTCATAAATGTTATATTTCATTTGCTAGAAAGCTATATTCAAACGTTTATTTATTTGAAACACAAATACCCGCTTTACAGCACCAAAAAAATATGAGAGAATGTGAACTTATAAGTTATGAATGTATTTTAGGAGTCATTAGAGATAGTATGCCTGTTGAAAGTATATTACGTGCTTATATAGATGAGACTATTGATGAAGAAGTAATAGAAGAAACATTAGAGAAAAATGTAGAAGAAGCTGTTGCTAAACAGATGGAAGAAACAACTACACAAGAATTACTTGATAAAGCAAATAAAAAAGAAGAAACAGAAATTAATGTTAGTAAAACAGATAAACCAGATATTGTTAAAAATAGCGAAACGGTTAAAAAAGAAACTGATAGTAATGCGTCAAATAATATAGTAGAGTCTGCTGTTGGAAACTCAGTATCAACAGATCATAATATTAAATTAACAATTAAAACGGAAAAGGATGACGCTATTGAAAAATTTAAACCTGTTTTAGATACATCTACTATGGAAAACAAAAAAGAATTGTCTACTGAACCAAAAATAGATGCTGCTCCAGGCAAATTAACTTTTAATGATATGGATAGTGTATTAGATATGGGTACAAATAAATCAAGTGAAATTAATGCCCCGAAAACAGTAGAACGTTTAGAAAAAATAAGCAATGAACAAAATCAAAAACGCAAAGAAGAAGAAGCAGAATATGATGATGAAGATGACGGAGATAGTATTAAAATTTTTGACGATGCTAAACTTAATTTAGATAATCTAGATGTTCATGATTTAAATTCAAAATTAGATTTAACACCTGACCCAATTTTAGATGATATTGAAGTATTGGCGTAAATACTATTAATGCGTATTTTTATATAATTATTAATGAAAAATTATATAAATGACTAATTCTATGATTGCTGGTTTAGCTATTTCAGTTAGTTACTTAATATTTAAATTTATTGAAATGCGATTTGTTTTAAAAGAAAATAAACCATTAAAGGTTCTTGTTCGAGATACTGTTTTGGTTTATTTAAGTGTTATATTGGGTAATTTTGTTATCTCACAAATTGGTGAAACAAATATTACATCTTCATTGCCTGAAGTTTTTACAAATGATCCAGGGTTTTAATAATATAATTTAAATAATTTAAACATACTATTTATATTATATATAATGGAAAAATTAGCACTTACTTGTAGAGTATTATATGATAAGGATTGGTTGGATAATATTAAGTTATGTAAAGACGGTCAATTAAAACCGGTTATTAAATATCAAAGTATTCATGATTGGATGAGAAAAATGAATGAATTTCAAATAAGCTTAAAAAGATTTCTAGACGAACAATTAAGTAATAATGAAATATTTAATGAATTAAAAGAAAATATGGATTGGTTAAATGACGACCATATTTTTATAAAAAATTTCTTAAAATTTATGTATGATTCTTGTTTAATTATGACCGATAATAAACATAAATATTGGTCATTGGATAATGCTCGTGTATCTACTTCTGCTATTAAAGGTGCTTTAAAGGGATATTATTATTCAACAGAATATATACACAAAATTACAAAGAATAAAATTAGTAATATTATTATATCGATTATATTTGGAATGTTTGGAACACAAGATAGTTATCCAGGTATTTTTGATAAAATCAGTTATATGAAATGTTTTGTGTGTAAAAAATATAAAAATGAAGTTGTTACTATGGGACCAGAAGGAGATGAAATTTGTTTAGAATGTTGTAAAAAAAAAGTTTAAATCATAGATTCCATATTATCGATATTAATAATTTTTCCCTTCTTAATCTTCTTTTTTGAAGATTTATACTTTAAAAAAATAGGATTTCTTAATTGATCTTCGGGAATATGATTGTGTACAGTACGCACAATCATTTTGTATAATTTAAAATCTGGATACCGTTCTTCTCCATTATTTTTATATAATATATTTCTATTTTTATCATCTTTTGTCCATTTTATAATCAATTTTGCTATTGGATTTTTTATTTTTTTTTCATTTTCAATATCATCGACAAAAAAATCATATAATGAACAAGCTAATCTACATAAATCAAAACTTTTATTTGGTTTCAATCGTGGTTTATTTTCATTAAAATATGGTTCAAAATTATATTGCGTAGCAGCGTCACCCTTTGGATGATAACTATCACTACAAATTGTCTTTCCGTTAAAACAATATATTGCTCTTCCAAAATCAATTATTTTAAAAATTTTACCATAAGTAGGAACCCTATAATATACATTATTGTATTTATAATTAATAAATGTTCTTTCTGTTTTCTGATACATTATATTATTTGTATGTAAATCATTATGTGTGAAATCGAAAATTTTTTGGTAAGTAATTAACGTCATTATTATTTGAAACAAACAAGATGCCCATTCTCTACTATTTAGACTTTCAGTTTTATCACTATCTTCTTCATCGTTTAATAAATAATCAAGAGTATTATCCATTTTTTCAAGACAAATTATTTGAACTGGAAAATTATTTATTACTGCATATATATTTTCCTCTGATAAACTTGAATAATCACTCATTTGCGAGTTTTCACAACTTTCAATACTATTTTCTTCGCTATTCTCTTCACTATATTCTTCGCTATCCTCTTCATTTGATGTATTACTTGTTCGAGATGAACAAGTTGAATTTGTGCGCTTCTCGCTTTTATTATTATTTTTTTCATTATTTACTACACTGTATTCTTCTTTTAATTCGTTGTCGTGTTTTTCTAAGTTTTTTTCCGTTAATTTAAAACATCCATTCATTGGATACTCGTCAATAGACTCAATATCTAAATTTACTTCTTCACTTTCTAATACCAATTTCTTCCTATAATTTCTAGTGTCACCTTCTAATAATCTTTCCTCGTCCACATCATCTACGTCAAATAATTTATTTTTTTGTTTGTGAAAGAAATCAGAATCAAATAAATATTCTAAGTCATCATAAACATTTAATTTTAATTTATTTTTGATACCTAAAAATGAACCATAAAAATCTAATCCATGTATAAATCCACTATTGTTATTTAATTGACTTGTCAAATATGAGAAAAAACTATCTACATATGCCGAGTTATTTTGATCCAATACTTTTTCGTGAATATTTGTGTTATTGTTTAATCTAGGCAATGATGTTAGTTTTTCTTTTGTTATATTTTTATATTTACCAACCATAAATTTAACAGGATCTAATAGTGGGCTAAATTTAAAAAATGAATCTGTTGTTATTTTATTATTGCTATTATCCAAACAAGTAATCTTAAAGCTATTATTTGTGTATTGTTTAACAATAGAATTTATCCTATTTTTATGATTCAAATTGATTGAGTTATAATTTTTTTCATCTAAATTAAAATATTTTCCATACAAAGGAACGTAATTTTGAACATTTTGAAAATCAGTTTTTTCTAAATGATTAAAAAAAGTCGAGTTATTATTTTTATTATAATAAATACTGAACATTAATTCATATGTATAATATTTTTTATAGTTTTAAACTAATTCTTGCGTTATTATATTAAAAAAATTATTCAATTATTTAATATAATGAATTTAGAACTAAAAAAGTTTGATATGAAAAAAATTACATTTAAACCAAATGAAAATCAAGGACCTGTTATTGTATTAATTGGACGTCGTGATACAGGTAAAAGTTTTTTGGTAAGAGACCTATTATATTATCACCAAGATATTCCTATTGGTACTGTTATATCAGGAACTGAGGCAGGAAATGGTTTTTATGGTAAAATGGTTCCCAAGCTTTTTATTCACGATGAATATAATAGTGCCATTATTGAAAATATATTAAAAAGACAAAAAATGGTTGTTAGGCAATTAAAAAAAGAAACTGAAGCTTATGGTCGTTCTACTATTGACCCAAGAACGTTTGTTATATTAGATGATTGTTTATATGATAACACTTGGGCTCGTGATAAACTTATGAGATTATTATTTATGAATGGAAGACATTGGAAACTTATGCTTGTCATTACTATGCAATACCCTTTAGGAGTTCCTCCTAATTTAAGAACAAATATTGATTATACATTTAT